GAACGACTTCGCGTCCGAAATCACCCCACCCAACGACCTGATGTCCTCTTTCAAGGGCTCAATGGCTCTGCGAGGCAAATAGCCCAGCAAGTCATCTCCACATGTCGCAACCTTCTTACTATTAAGCGACTGGTTTTCCCAGGCGTACAGGCTGACAAGTGGTAGCAGCGCCCATGATGTGGGATCCCCCATCATAGCGCCACGTTTAGAGATAATGGCGGGTCGAGAATACTCCCTTCCCAATCCAATATCTCTCGCTCTGTCGTTGATCTTCTGAATCCAGAGATCCACGGCGGCCGAATAGGCCTCCAGAGCGGACATTACCTGCTCATAAGTAACGTCCACCGAAGTTAACATGGGGCCACCCCCTTGTATAACATCTTTCGGTTCTACTTTGTAAGTCCATTGCACTGGAGCCACCCCTCCTGACCCCACCGCCAAGACCTTGGGACCAACAGGTACCACCTCATACGTGGGGATCGGTAAAGACCCCCGGTGGACCATGCTGTCAGGCCGGGCAGTGCCGGTTAGCTTTGTAGTCAGTAGATAAGCCCATTCCATCATTTCTGATGAAATCAAGACCACTACTGTGGGACTCACTTGTTGGGTCGTTAGACCGGCAGATGCGTACAATCCCGGCTTCGCAGCCGAGGAGAGCAGATGTCCCTCTAGCCTCACGGTCAGGGTCGGCCATCCATAGTCGAGGCTACCTACGTAGCTTCGAGCCAGGGATGATCTTAGATCCGGATCTGAGAACGAACCACGAGGAAAGAGCAATCTGGGCCCAAACAGCTTTGGAAAATGCTGCTGGAAAGCTCTCGCCTCGGGGTGTACCCTAGCCAGCTCCTCATAAAGGGACCGGGTTAGGTAAAAGGGATGACAGTCGGTTGCGGCTGTCATATCCAGGGAGAGGGACACATCCCCTCTGGAAGGCTCTTGGAGGATAGGAGGCATCTCTCCTTTCCCCAAGCTAGGCGCACAACGCTTATCCCTAAGCAAATGTGCGTCAGCTAGCTTACGTAGTGGCTGCTCGATGAGATTGACACAAGTGAGCGTCTTGGTTGGAAGACGAACCTTTATGCCTTTCTCATCGGCATACACTACTTCCACGGGAATGACATCCAACCTGGACATCATCTCGTGGCAACCAGCAATAAGCAGAGTGCTTAACTCTGCCGAGAGCCGGTTGTATATCTTAGTGACAGGTTCTACAAAATTGTAGACACTGGCACCTCCCTGATGAGGGGGTATGATATAAGACTCTGGGGGCAACTTGCTTTTAGGGTGAAGAGAACTCTTCCCCATCGCGTACGCGATAATAGCCTTATAGCCTGCCCCATGGCCTCCTGCAGCCCTTGTAAAAGGGATGCAGCCTGAATTTGAGGGAGTGGTGTAGACCTGAAGTTTTTTGGGGATAGTTCTATCCACCCAACGGCCTACCCAGTCCCGAAAATTCAAATTCTCCTCAACTGGCTCTTCAGTTAACCTACTAGCTAAGGTTTCAAAGCTATGTGGGTAATCCTGTTCCAGGGGAGGAGGGAGGGCTCGTGCAATGTAAGAAAACATCAAACAATGTTTTGCCACGAGACCTCTAACTAAACCGCAGAGGGGTCCTTTCGGACGCACTCCACCAAAGTAGAATGCCCTGCACTCTGCGGCTAGTGTTTTTAACTCCCTACC